ACTGGAAGCGCTTCGCGGCCGTCGGCTGCTCGCACGCCCACCACATCGACCCCGTCGCCCGGAAGTCCGTCCTCAAGTTCCTCGACTCCTTCTGCCGCGGCAAGGGAGCCAAGCGCATCCACCTCGGCGACTTCACCGACATGGAGGCCTTCATGGGTGGGGGCGCCGGCGACGGCGAGCCCATCTCCCCGGACATCGAGGAGGGCATGGCCTTCCTGGAGGAGGGCAAGTTCAACGTCGTCCTGCCCGGCAACCACGAGGACAGGCTTTGGCGCTTGACCAGCTCGTCCAACGAGGTCGTGGCCGAGTGCGCGTCGATGCTCAAGGGCCGCATCGAGTCCTGCGTCAAGAAGCTCGGCGCCGAGATGGTCCCCTACACCGGGGTGTTCCAGAAATACATGCTCGGCACCGGCCTGTTCACCCACGGCACCATCTTCAACGAGCAAGCCCCCCGCGACATGGGCGAGATCTACGTCGAGGCGGACGCGGTCTTCTCGGCGCACACCCACTGCCCCGCCCTGGCGCTCGCCCGCACCACCCGCCGCACGCTCTCCATCAACGTCGGCACCCTCAAGAAATACGGCCAGAACGACTACGCTAAATCCCGCAGGAAAACGCTCTCGTGGGGACAGGCCATAGCCTATGGCGAGTATTGCGACACCGGCATCATGCCGACCCTCTACGTCCAGCCTCTTACGGCCACCCTGGCCGGCGAGGAGTGGCGCCTTCCCTACTGACCTTTATGGAACCGACCACCAAGGACCTGTTCGCCCGCCTCACCGAGGCGCTGAACTGCCGCGAGGACGCCGTGCCTCAAGGCTTCAAGACCCGCGCCGACTGGCAGAAGCAATGGGGCTGCTCCAGCTCGCACGCCAAGAAGCTCATCAACGCCGGCCTTGAGGGCGGGCTGATGGAGATGCGCCGCTTCAAGGTCAAGCGCACCCAGGGCGTCTGCCCCACCCCCCACTACGGTCCTACATCTTCGGGGAAGAAGGCCAGGGCGGCGTGACGGTAGGGTCTGGCATGACCCTGTCCGAGCCCCGCGGCCTGCGCAACAACAACCCCGGCAACATCCGGCACGGCAAGAGCCGCTGGAAGGGGATGGCAGCCGCCCAGCCGGACAAGGCTTTCGTCCGCTTCAAGACCCCTTTCTGGGGCATCCGGGCCATGACCCTGCTGCTCCTCAACTACCACCGCATGGGCCGAAACTCGGTCCGCCAGGTCATAGAACGCTGGGCACCCCCGGTCGAGAACGACACCGGCGCCTATGTGTCCAGCGTGGCCCAGTCCTTGGGGGTTGCTCCCGATGCACCCTTGGACTGGGCCTCCGACATCGTGATCGCCAACCTCGTCCGGGCCATTATCCGGCACGAGAACGGGGTCCAGCCCTACAATCTGGATCTCATCCACTCGGCGGTGCGGGACGCCAGGATTGGTTGACATGGCCCACCCCCCGACCACCCTCGAAGCCATGGACCTCATCGTTTCCGTCGTCATTCTCCTCATCGGTTTCGGGGTCGGCTTCGTCGCCGGCGTCCGCAACGCCGACTCCAAGAAGCTGAAGGCCGCCGCCCAGGCCGCCGACCAGGTCAAGGCCGCGGTCAAGACCGTCAAGGACGCCGTCAAGAAGGGCTGATCGTGCGGGCGGCGCTGGCCATCGTCCTCATCCTGGCCCTGCCGGGATGCTCGCTTTTCCGAAGCAAGGACGCGCCGGCCCCGTCAGCCTCCAGCCGGGTCGACGACCAGACCGACCTCGTCCAGTCAAGGGCCGCCGCCGCCGTGGCGGTCGCCCGCGTCGCCAACGACAAGGCCCAGCCCAAGGTGGTCGAGGCCGAGCTGTCGGTGGCCGCCGGCTACCTGCCCCGACCCACCGCCGCCGACCTTGAGTTCGCCCAGAAGCGGGCCGGCAAGGCCGACCAGGCCGCCTACGCCGAGGCCCGCGCCACCGCCGACCGCCACCAGCGGGAGGTCGCCAAGCTGCGCCAGGACGCCGCCGCAGAGGTCGCCAAGGTCAAGGCCGAGGGGGAGGCGCAGCTGACCCGTGCCAGGCTAGACCACGAGGCCGCCCGCCAGCGCCTTATCACCCTTGCCTTGGTGGTCCTGGGCGGGGGCGGCATCGCCGCCGGCATCGCCGGCCTGTGGCTGGGGTTCAACCGGGCCAACGCCGTCGCCTCGATCCTGGTCGGCGGCGTGGTGCTGGCCGGCGCCCGCTTCCTCGACTCGCCCTGGTTCGCCGTCGTCGCGGTGCCTGCCATCGGCGCCTTTGCCTGGGAGGCGGTGCAACGCATCCGCGCCAGCCGTTGAGCCATGCCCAAGCCCAAGATCATCTACAAGCGCCTCGGCAAGAAGAAGCCGCAGGACTGCCCGCATTGCATGAAGCGCACCGCCTACGGCGAGTGGAAGGGCGAGCTCAACTTCAAGCCGGCCAACGGCAAGATTTACATCGACCCCCGCCACCCCTCCGAGTCGGAGCTTTTGGACACGCTGACCCATGAGCTGCTCCACGACTGTATGCCATTTTTGGAGGAGTTCGCGGTTCGGGTCTACGGCACGCACATAGCGCAGGCCCTATGGAGGGAAGGATGGAGGCCGACAAAGAAAGTTCTCAAGGACAAGTGACCATGGAAGACAAGACGAGATACCTCATCGACGCAGCGACCTCCGCTAGCCTGGGCTTCGCGGCCGCCGCCGCCCGTCACGCGATGGCGACGCACAAGATGAAGTGGAGCGAGGTGATTGGGCGGACCTTCGCGGCGATGGTGGTGGCGGTGTTCGCCGGCTTCGCCGCCGACAGCCTGGTCGAGGCCGAGTCGCTGCGCTACGCCATCGTCGGCGGGGTCAGCTATGCGGCCCCGGAAGTGCTGTCCTGGCTCATCAAGTTCGTCAACTTCAAGGGCGAGAAGCTCTCCAAGTGAGGGCGGAAACGGGCGGCCGATTGACGTCGGCTGGCCTACGCTGTAAAAAGACACCCGCCTAACCGGTTGATTAGGCGGGCGTTTTTAGTGGCGCGCCCTACGGGACTCGAACCCGTGTTCCCGCCGTGAAAGGGCTGATGGCTACCGCCGGCCCATCATCACCTACAAATAAATCAAAGGTTTAGGTCGGCGGTGTCGGCCGCAGTAGGGCTCTGTTGGTCGGGGTTGCGCGCGGCTTGCGCGCGGAAGTTCACCGCCCCGCGCAGGTGATCGGGCGAGTGGTGGGCGTAGACCCGCTGCACCGTCTGGACCGTGTCCCCGAGGATGCCGGCGATGTCGAACATGGGGACGCCGGCGCGGGCCGCGAGCGTGGCCCAGGTGTGCCGCAGGACGTGCGGCGAGACGGCCCGGAACTTTGGTTTCCCGGTCATCCCCTCGGCCTGCGCCTTCACCCGGTCGAACCAATGCTGGATCGAGTAAGGGCTGACCAGCACCCACTCGGTCACGGCGTCCTGCTTGGCTTGCGCCAGCACCCGCCACAGCCGGTCGGACATGGGGACGGCGACCCGGCGCTTCTTTGTGCGCAGGCCCCCGTCGTTCTGGAAGTGGATGAGCCGGGCGTTGAGGTCCACCTGGTCCCAGCGCAGGCGCTCGACGGCCTTCTTGCGGGAGGCCGTCTCAAGGGCGATGGCGGTGAACAGGAAGCCCCTGCTCCCGACCCGCTCGGCGGCCGTCCAGAACTGGTCGGCCTCGGTCTCGGTCAGCCACAGGTCCTTGGGGGGCGGGGGCTGGGGCAGGTCGATGTGCGGCACGTCGGCCGCCGACAGGCGCCGATGGCGGACGGCGTGGTTGATGGCGGCGACCAGGCAGTTGAGCTCGCGGCGCAGCGTGCCGGCCCCGACCGCGTGGCCGTTGACCTTCCCCTGCTCGCGGCGCCTGCGGTACGAGAGCATCACCTCCGGCAACAGGTCGGCCGGCTTGAGGTCGCCGAGCTCGGACGCCAGGTTGGCGGCCGCGTCGTGCTGGCGGGCCTTGTCGGCCACCCTCTCCTCGACGTGCTCGGCGAGGTAGGCGTCCAGGATCGCCTTCACCGTGGGCGCGGCCTGCTCCTCGGCGGAGCGGGCCAGCATCCATTTGGCGAACACCTGCTGGGCAATCGACATGTCCGCGGAATGTGTCGATTTGCGGTTGGAGCGGCGTCCCTCGGTCCAGCGGATCTCGTAGATGCCGGCGGCGTTCAAGGCGAGCCGCGGTCCTTCGTTTAGTTTAGGCATGGTCGGTTGTCTCTCGGATGATTGCAAAGATGCGCGCAGCCTGGTCGAGCGTGACCAGCTGGTTGATGCGTAGGAAGACCCGGTCGGTGTGGCCGTGGGCCTGCCGGATCTCCAAGGCCGGGGTCTCGGCCTCCATCGCGGCCATCGCCGCGTTGGGGAAAAGGTCGTGCGGGTTGACGCCCAGCGCCTCGGCCAGCGCCTTGAGGCTCTTGGGCTCCGGCAGCACCTGGCCGCGCACGTAGGTCGAGACGCTGTCCCGCCCGAGGCCGGCGCGGCGCGCCAGCTCGGACTGGTTCCAGCCCCTGTCCAGCATCGCCGCGTGGAGGCGGCGTCCAAACTCCTCCTTGGTCAAAGCCCTGCTGCCGAGGCCGTCAATCAGCGGCGCCGGTTGCAAGGTGTGTCTGGGTTGTCGGCTCATGTGTCGGTTCCCTGTCGGTTTAGGGGACTGCGACAATCCTCCTAAAAAGAGTAGGAAGTCAACAGTATCCTAACTTTTGGAGTTGACGATGCGTTGGATGGCCATAAAACAAGAGCCAACAGGAACCGACATGACCGCACCTCGCATCGACGCAAAGGCCATCGTGAACCGCTTCGGCGGCCGCATTGAGCTGTGGCGTAGGTTGGAGGCCAACGGCCACCACGTGTCCGTCAAGACCATCGAGAAGTGGATGGAGCGATCCTCCATCCCCTCCTCCCGCCTGCTCGTCCTCATGGATCTCGCCAAGAAGGAGAAGAAGCCTTTGGTGCTTGACGACTACATCGTCCGCGATTTCGCTAGCTGACCTTCACCCCCCAAACCGACATGCAAACCGACTACACCAAGCAGTCGACGGCTGAGCTTCGCGCTCTGTTCGCCGACCTCACCGAAACCATCAACGCCCAGAAGGCGATGATCTCCGCCATCAACGCGGAGCTCCTCGCCCGCTACGGCAGCGCCTTCGCCGGCCAGCTCCAGGCCCTGGGCAAGAACGATGGCTCGCTCTCCGATGAGCGCGACGGCGTCAAGCTGACCTACGACGTGGAGAAGAAGGTCAAGTGGGACAACGAGAAGCTCAAGGCCATCGCCGCTACGATGGACTGGGCCACCGCCAGCCGCGTCTTCAAGATCGAGTTCGCCGTGCCGGAGTCCGTCTACAAGGCCATCCCCGACGTGGACCTGGTCAAGCGCCTCAACGAGGCCCGGACCGTCACCATCAAGGAGCCGACCATCACCTTCGCCAAGAAGTGACATTCACCCCCAAACCAACAACCGACATGACCACAGAAGCCGCAGCAGCACACTACCTGGCCGAACATCTCCACGAGATTGAAGGCAGGAAGGTCGCCATCCATAACCCCCACAACAAGCCCGTCTCGGAGCTCCCCGTTATCTACGGGTTCAACAACAGCGACACCACTCGAGGCTGGTGCAACGGCGTTATTGTTGCCGAGGACGGCACTTGCCTAGGCGGGCATGTGTGCTCCCACGAAGGCTACATGCTCAACGACCTTGGCATCCTCGAGGGTTGCCGCCCGGACCGGCATGAGACATTCCGCCAGCACTACCCTGACGGCTACCGCATGGAGTTCGTCGGTAGCGCCAATGTCAGGGGCCACGCAGGTCTCGACGCCGCCTACGCCAAGAACCAAGCCAAGCGCATCGCGCACGAAGCCGCCCTCGCCAAGGGTGACAACAAGTAATCTCCCCCAAACCAACAACCGACATGATCAGCATCATCAAAGCCGACGACCGCCTCAAGGCGGTTCCCAAGATCAACATCGCCCTGTTCGGGCCGAGCGGCGTGGGCAAGACCACGCTCGCCCGCACGCTGGACCCCAAGACCACGCTCTTCGTGGACCTTGAGGCCGGCACCCTCGCCATCCAGGGCTGGCCCGGCGACGTCCTCGACGTCCGCTCCACCGCCACCCAGCTCGGCGCCCACCCCTGGGAGGTCGCCCGCGCGCTCGCCCTGTTCATCGGCGGGCCCGACCCCTCCGACGCCAACGGCCCCTACTCCAAGGCCACCTACGAGAAGGTCGCCGCCGTCTTCGGCCAGGCCGTCGACATCACCAAGTACAAGACCGTCTTCGTGGACTCCATCACCGTCGCCTCGCGCGAGTGCTTCAAGTGGAGCCAGGTGCAGCCGGAGGCCATGAGCGAGAAGACCGGCAAGCCCGACACCCGCGGCGCCTACGGCCTCCTCGGCCGCGAGATGATCCGCTGGCTG